GAAGTTGTTGTAATTAATAGTGCATCTAATGGAACCTCTCAATCTGTTGTTTATACTGGAACTACCAATGAATTGTCGGTAGCAGGAGATTCTGTAGATTTTACAGCTTTTTTTACTGCTGCAACTAGCAAACCATCGGTTCAATTTGCCTGCAATCAATCAGATGGTTCATTTTTATTAGATAATGTAGTAGTAAAAGCAGTCAACGATAAAAACCATGGAACAACTGTATTTTATGGTGATAATTTATATACAGCAGCTAACGCTTTGAGAGTAGCAGCTGATGGTACTACTGCTGATGAGATTAATGATACTGCAGGATGGTCAAATACTGGCACATCAACATTTGCAACTGCTAGTACTGCACATTCAGGTAGTAAATCATTACATTATGTTGCTAATGCTAATGATGGTAGAGTTTATGCTGATTTAAATTCCTATATGACAGTTGGAAGGAAATATAAATTAAGTATTTTTGCTAGACATGTTGGTAGTGGAGGGACTCAAAGATTAAGATTTTCAAGTGCCACTAGCATGACAGCTGATGTACATGAACTTACAAATGGAGCATTTGAGGTAGGTGACACTACTTTTGCTGAGGCTTATTTAGAGTTTGTTTATGATGGAGATGAGTATAGATATTTTGGAGCTAAAGAATATGATGGAGATGGAAGTACAGGTTCAGGTGGTTTATATATGGATACCTTATATATTAAAGAGCAAGGCACAGCTAAAGGCTGGACAGAGGCAGACCAACAACAAATTATACCTCAAACAGCATTACAATCTTATAATCAGTTAATGTGGTTTGATGGTTCGTCTGACTATGTAGAAATAGCTAATAATGCTGCTTATAATTTTACTGATGGGTCAGACGATGACGAAGCATTCACTGTATCTGCGTGGGTATTTATAAATGATTTAACTGCTGGATTTCCTATAATAGGAAAATATCAAAGTGGTTCAACTAGAGAATGGCTTCTTGGTGTTGGTCAATCTAGTCCTTATAATAAATTAGAGTTTCAAGTTTACGATGAAGGTGCAAATGCTAAAATAGGTAGAAAATACAATGGTACAGCTATAACTACTGGAGAATGGCATCATATTGTTGGAACTTATACTGGGAATAATGCCAATAGTGGATTTAATTTGTATCTAAACGGAGAGAATGTTGATGATGCAGATTTTGATACTGGCACATATGTAGGTGTAGATGACCTTACAGGTACTCTAGATATTGGTAGAGATGGTGCTAATGGGAAGTATGCTAATGGATGTATAACAGAAGTATCTATTTGGAATAAATCATTATCACAAGCAGAAGTTAATGAATTATATAATGATGGATTGGCATTAGATGCTACAGCTCATAGTGGTTTTGGTGACTTATTAAGTTATTGGAGGAATAATGGATTATCTGAATGGAAAGATTTAAAAAATCCCAATGTTACTACTTTTGATGGCACTCCTGATACAAATGCTACCGAAACAATGCTAATCACGGCAGGTGCAGATGCATCAAGAGACTCTCAAGGGTTTATAATGAGTAGGCAGAGAGCTACTAGTAGTTTGAATTTAGCTGCTTTGCATGGTAATAGTTTACAAGAGGATAAGGCTATTGTCATTGATAAAGGTGATGATTTAGATGCTGGCACAGGAACAGTCTCTATGGAGTGTTGGTTTAAAACAGTTTCTAGTGGAGTACCAATGCCATTAATTGCTAAGCAGACTACTAATTATCAAGGGGCAGGATATCATATAAGGATTAATGCTTCTCAAAAATTAGCTATGGTATTTTCTGATGGTAGTCAATATATAGATGCAGCTGGAGACACTTCTGTATGTGATGGAAAATGGCATCATGTTGTTGCAACTTATGATGGTACTGATACAGGTAATATTTATTTAGATGGTGAAGTAGATACTCCAGAAGAAACTTCTACTGTAGCAAGTATAGATAGCCTTAGTAATACTGGAGACCTGGGAATTGGGCATAATCCTGCTGGTAGTGCTGACCAAGGTTTTGATGGTGAAATAGATGGTATTAATATATATATAGGAAAAGCTCTTTCTACAACAGAAGTTAAAAGAAATTATAACGCAGGAAAAAGGAGTCATAGATAATGGCACATTATGAAATGTATTTTTGTTTACCAAGTTCAGCATATGATAGTGCTGTTGGTACTAAGATTAAAGGATTATATCCAGTAGTTGAATCAGTAGATGAAGACACTGGTGTAGTTACATATAAGTCATCACCAACTTGGCATGATATAATATTTGGTGGTAATGTAGGTGCTCCAAGATATTCACATGATAGAGCATATTGCATTATTAAAGGTGAATGGTCAGTAAAAGATGGAGTGATGTCAGAATTGATAGCATTAGGTGCTAGTAAAAGCTATCCTAACTTTAGTGTGCTAACTAAGAGTGAAGCTCAAGCTTTAGCAGCTAGTTCTACATTTACAGGAGAATAAGGAGAAGATATGCCAACAGTTAATGGAAATAAATATCCATATACGAAAGCTGGTAAAAAAGCTGCTAAAAAAGCAAAGGATGCTAAAAACAGAAGTAAAAAGAAGTATTAATGGGTTATAAAAGAGCTCGTTACGATAAAGCGAAAAAGACTAAACCTAAATACAATATTAAGAAAAAAGGTAGAGCTAAGAATGGCAAGTAAAACTAGAACATATTATTGTAAAGATTGCGAAAAAACAGTTGACTTTAAAAAAGGTGATAAAGAAATATGTGGTTGTGGATATATGTTTGGTGGCTCATTTAACAATACAAAGAATTATGTTAATATGAGAACAACATGGTCAGGTCAGACTCAAGTTGAATTTAATCAAACAACAATGGCTGATGATATAAAGTCAAGAGGAGGGGAGTGGTAGATGGCTGAATCATTTAAAGACCAAGTTGATGCTTTAACAGGTTTTGGTACAACAGAACTTGATGCTTTAACTGACTGGCTTCAAGCTGGTACAAGAGAAGTTATAAATATTCTTCCTCCTAATTTAAAAGAGTATTGTTATTCAAAACAAACTTTTACATCTGCAGCTGCTAATTCTGAGTCAGAAACAATGATTACAGGACAACTCGGAAGTGTATTTGCAGGAAGCGTTGAAGCAAGAAAGATTAGACCGATGGATAAACATAAAGCTTCAGATTCAGCTAGTATTGAATACGCCTCAGCTACAGACCCAGTTTATTATGTTGAGGGTAATAAAATTAATATATTACCAGCATCTTTAGCTGGAGTTTATTATGTTGTTGCAAACCCAACAGTTGCACATGGAAGTACCTCTATAGATAATTTCCCTAATGAGGCTGAATATCTTGTTGTATTATATGCATCTATTAAAGCCTTACAAAGATTGATGAATAATTTAAATACAAATTCTGCAATTGATACTACTGCAATTGCTTTAGTTAAAGATGCAGTAGACCAAGCTGAGACAGCTTGTGATAAATTTGAAAGTGCAGATGAATCAATATTTGGGGACGAAGATACATTTTTAACAACAAGTTCTCAATTAACAGAGGTAAAGGATGCATTGCATAATGTTAAAACATTGTTTGATACAGATTTAGCAGATGATGATAGTAGTAGTGCTGAATCAGTTTTATATTGGCTTAATGATGAAGACCCTGAGATGGTTCAAGCAACAATATCTGCTATTGGAGTAGAAATACAAAGAGCTCAAGCTAATTTAAGTCAATGGAATTCAATAGGTGATATGAGGGTAAAAGAAATAAATGCATGTCTTTCTGAAGCCAATGGATATATAAGTGAAATAAAAATAAGAATGGAACGAGATTCACAGAAATATCAATGGTATCAATCTCAACAAGCAACATTAAAACAAGATTATCAACAAGGTATTATGGCTCTTATAGGTAAAGGTGTAGCACCACAAAAAGCAGGAGGTAAATAATGACAGTTAAGGATGTAGTGCAACAAGCAGAAAAGGTATTTGGTAGACAACCAGAGCAATACATGTATAGATTGATTAATGATGCATTACTTGATATGGCATCTAAGAAACAACATTATACTGTATCTGCCACAACAGATTTAAAATATAAACAAAGATGGTATGGTTTAAGTGACCAAGTTATTGATATAACTAAAGTAGAAATTAAAGATACAAATGATAGATATGTGATGATACCTAAATTAGCAGACCCACATAAATTATTAAGAGATGATACTGACTCAGGGAATGAGACTTTAACTTAAGGATTAATTATGGCAATAAATAAAAGAACATATCCAAATGATTATTTTGCATGGTATAATGATGATACTCGTTTAGCTATTGTTACTCAAGATACAACAAATGATTCAAGTGAAAGAACAACAGAGAAATATGATTCATTTCAAGGCACTGGAGATTTAAGTGGGAATATTACAGCTTCAAATACAGATACAGGTTCTTTCGTAGAATTTACTTCAACATCTCATGGTTTAGCTATAGACGACAGAGTAACTATAAGTGGGACAACATCGTATGACGGCAATCATGCAGTAACAGTTGTAGCTACTAATACATTTAGAATTGCAGCTACAAATAGTGAAAGTAGTGAAACAGGAACTTGGACATCTTTATTTATTAATGATGGTTTAAGAATAACATATCATGCTAAATATGAAACAGTATCAGGTTTAACAGATAATCTTCAAACAGCTGCAGGTGTTGATAGTGGATTGCACCCTGCTATTGTATGTTTTGTTAAATCAAGGTTATTTGAAGACCAAGGTGATATGGAAAGAGCTATGTATTTCAGAAAGATGTATGAAAAAGCATTAAAACAATATCCATCAAGACGGTCAGGTGTACGTACTTTAGCCGTACCACACATGTAAGGAGTTAAATGGCTACAACATGGACAACAGACGCAGACGAATCAATCACAGTAACAGCTGGAAGTAGTTCAACTTCTAACTCTTGGACAACCGATGGTTCTACTAAAGGTACAATTGCCACTTCTGGTGAATCTGGAAGTTTCACAAATATAACTGCAACAGGAACTTTAGATGTTACTGGTTTAACTACTCTTGGTAATGCAACATTAAAAGCAACATCTTCTGGTGACCCAGACTTAACTATAGAATGTACTAATGCTGGGGTAGCAGGTGGAAATTTATTATTTAATCATATAGATACAAGTCCTACTGACAGTAGCGTTATAGGTACAATACAGTTTAATGGATATAATGATGCTAGTACTCAAGAATCTTTAACTTATGGAAGCATTGCAGGACTTACTTCTGATATAACTGATGGCACTGAAGCTGGTAAAATGACATTTAATATTTTGACTAAAGACGCAGGTGGAACTGGTAGTGGTGTAGAAACGGCATTAATACTTGAAGGTAGTGATACAAATGATGAAGTTGATGTAACTATTGGAGCTGGTCTATTATCAATGACAACTGTTTCTGGAGATTTAACTGTATCAGGGGCAGACATTGTTATAGGTCCAGATGCAGATGGTACTGATAGAACCGTAACATTTGGACATTCAACTTTAAAATCTATTATGGGTATAGATGATTCTGCTGATAGATTTGTTATTAATACAGATGCATCATTTGATGGAACAATAGCAAATAATGATTTTTCTATTGATGCTAGTGGTGATGTTTATATTTTAGGAGATTTAACTGTTACAGGTAATCATATAAAAAGTTCTAGTGATACAGCTATAGAATTAAGTGGAGCTAATATAACAGGTCAAGGTACTGTAAATGCAACAACTTCATTTGGCGTTGGAAATGCTACATTAACTGGGAGTGAACTTGATATACTTACTGGAGGCTTTACTATAGATTGTAATGATAGTTCTGGAGATTTAACATTAGACGTATCAGGAGATATTGAATTAAATGC